TTTATTTTTAATCGTGTAGTTGTAAAAAGAATACCAAACCTTCTCCCTCAATAGAGCTTATAACAGTTCCATTATAGCCTTCAAAAACATAAAGATAGTCAATCTCTTCAGATGGTATTGTAACATTGTCTGCAGAGTAACCCGTATTTAAATACGCGTAATCTGTAGTACCCGATGTTACAGCATCAGAATTATAGCCAGATGTCCTGTGGTAGTAGGCCATTATTCAAATATGGTTTGGTCACTAAAAGGAGTTTTATCGTCAAGAACCAATGAAGCAATTCCGCTTTCGGTGTTTAGTGTGATGTTGACATAAGATTTGTCAGAAATACTTGTACCACTATTAGCCTCGTAGTTCATCGTTAATCCATCCATCCAACCCGAAATAGTCACAGTATCATTGTTGTGCAAAAGAATCGCTACAATGTCCTCTCTGCGGCTCATAAGGTCTATCTGATTAACCTTATTGTCTACTGCTGGAGTTTGGATAGTAATATTTGTGTTAACAACCCCAAGGCCGTTAGAAGTATTTTTGTTTTCAGTAAATGTAGTAGTACCGTCTTTAACATTGTGTTCAAATACTACGGTATTTAATGTGTCTACTTGAGTTACCTGTGTCTCATCAATAGGGTCAAAGGTAATTGTCAAGTCTTTTTGTAATAGTAGGATAGCTTTCTTGATACCACCTGTTACTCGCTTGTTACAGTTGATATCAATATCGCTTAATAAAATGCTACAATTGAAAGCCATATATTTTTATATTAAAAAGGGGAGAGGATTCCTCCACTCCCCTTGTTATAATTTACAAGATTGTTATTATAAAATAACCTTCGCCCAATTAGCATCAGTCAAGTCGTAAGCCAATGAACGCTCTTCACCTGTTAGGGTCAATTGGTAACGGTTTTTCTCAGAACGAACTGTTCCTGAGTTTCCGTCAATAGTAGAAGCGTACAAGCCAAACTCGAAGCCAACCATATGGTGAGTACCTGCAGCAGTTTCGATAAACGCAACGATTTCAGCACCGCCTACAGCGATTTGCTCAAGTGCATCACGAGTATCTTTTTGCATTACAGGGAACTCTACAGAGATGGTAGGTACACAAGTTACAGTACCGTCAGCAGCGACAGTTTTAACATCGGTAAATACAGAGAATCCGTCTTTGTTATTGAAGTCCAACTCTACTAGTCCTGCATCAGTAACAAGACCTGTAGCAGCACCAATAGTAACGTCACCGTAAGTTCCTGATGTTTTGTCATCATCAACAGTTACGGCTCCAGAACTACCAGCACCAGTCGTACCAATAACATTAGCACGTTCTCCAATATAAATCTTTGATAGACCACCTACAGGCAAGTCGGCACAAGAGAATCCAATTCCAGTAAGATTTAAATTACAAGCCATTTATTATAAGGTATTTAGGGAGGGGCAAAAGCCCCTCCCTTGATTAATCAATTATTATGCAGCGATTTCAGCTAGGACAATCTCCTGACCTTTGTAGTAAGAGAATCCTAGTTTGAAACGACCCCAAATGTAGTCAGAGTTCTCACGAGCTTCGTACTCCATATCGATAGCACGAACATCGTTGTAGTCATCAGTCAACATCACCAAGTTGTTAGGAGCAGAGATAAAGAATTTATTATCAGCAAGACTTGGGAAGTGAACAACCTCCATACCGTAGTAAGTAGGGATTTGACCTGAAATAATACCCTCTGGAGTAGTAGTATGCAATTCTGCAATAGCAATTTGGTAAGCTTGGTAAGCTTTAGTACCCAAGAAGTAAGCAGGCTTGAACTCACGGTCAGCATCACCGTAGATAGCAGACAACATTACGTCAGACATTTCTGCGTAAGCACCTTCCATTTTGTCAAGGATGTTACCTGAAGTCAAAGCTACAGCAACGTCAAAGTCAATAACAGAAGCATCACCTTGCATTTCAGAAATCAATTCTGTACCTGCGTAAGTCAACGCTTTTTGAGCAGCCAATTTTGCGAAGTAATCAAATACCCAATTGCGGAACTCAGCGTCCATAGTCTCAGGGTTGTGTTGACCTTTTTTCAAAGCCAAGCCACGGTAAGACTTTTCTAGGACAGCTTTACAGTTTTTGAATCCGTAGCTGAATGTTTCAACTGTCATCTCTTTTTCATCGATGTCAGCAGTAGTGTTGTCAGTGAATGAACAGTCATCACCTGTTGCGAATGCAGAAGAAGTAACGTCAAAGATAGGTACGTTTACTTTGTTCTTAACACCGTCAACCAAAGAGAAGCGGTTCAATACAGCAGCAGACTTTACCATATAGTCGATAAAGAGGTCAGGTCTGCGGTCACCCCAATCGTGGGATTGTACGTTAGTAGCGGAAATAGCCATTTTATATAATTTTTAAAAAATTCGTTTTACTTAATTTACAAACAATTAGTTGCGAGGAAAGAACTTGTCAATCAAAGCAATTTTTTCAGGAGTAATACCACTGAAATTGATAGTCTTATCTTCTACTTCAGCGACTACTTCTTCTGTCTGCTGTGCAGCGAATTGCTCTTCAACTTCTTTTTCGTTTACTTCTTCCTCAAATTGCTCAGATACAGGAGCTTCAGCTTCTTCGTACTTTTCCTCAGAACCCATTTCTTCCTCTTTCTTTTTCTCTTCATCAGTATGGCCACCCATTTCTTCTTCTTGGGCCATATCTTCTTCGTCACTGCTCATATCTTCCATACTAGCAATGTGCTTTTGAATCATTTCAACTGCAGCTTTTAGGTCTTCGACCCCTGCAAATTTTTCTTCAAAAGATGTCAATGAGGACAATAGAATCTCATTTTCAGATTCTAGAGTCTCAATACGCTCAGTGAACTTAGCTGTTAAAGTCTCAAATTGAGCCTCCAACTTACCAAGCTCCTTAGCAAATGAAAATTCACTCATCTCTTTTTCTTTATTTGTTGGTTTAATATTTGCCTCAATCTCGATAGAAAAACCATTAATCTCTCCACCTTTGATTGCATTAAATAATTCGTTAGACTCAATCTTTGCCTTAACGAATACAGTCCCATTTGGAAGTTCAAAGCCATAGTCCTTAGACTTATCGTTCTCGCTTTCTTTCATCCAAACTTCTAGCATCACCACCTCATTAGTATCGTATGAGTGGTGAATACCAAATGCGTTAAACAACCCCTTCTTAGAGTAGTTGTACATAATATTTTTAATCGTCTCCTCTGTGAACCTTACGTAGTAGTAACCACTATCAGGTGAGAAGCGAAGGATTTCCTTATTAGGAATCATAATAGGTCCTACGACCTCACGCTTTTCATCGTTAGCAAACATCTCAATGGTCTGCTTAGAAAAGTAAATAAAGTTTTCTTCAATAGCAGGTTTATCTACAAGAGATATCTTATACATCCCTTGCTCAAAATCCTCTAATGTTATATCGTATAACGGTAAATCTTTTTCCATTATTTATTGCTTTTTTTATGCCACTTAGGAAGTAGGTCGTTATCCTGTACATACTTCTTATTCTGTGGACTACCGTTTTTTAAAAGGTACAAGAAAGCATTTAAACGGGCCAATCCCCATTGTGTTGCACTTGAGACCTTAGGGCTATGGCTTTTGTTGTAAGCACCCATACCTCTAAGTACGACTTGCTTTGCTGCGCCCATCCCAATCTTTTTATCAGGATACTTTTCGTTATAAGCATCCACCTTGCTTTTTATGCTCTTAATAATCTTTGGTGAAAGCTTACCACCCTTACCTACGCCTTGAGGATTCTTCTCAGGAGTATCGCTATTAGGAGCTTTTTTAGAAGGCACTACCGTACCATCTTTTTTTTGTTCAGCAAAGTATTCAGATAATCCTAGTCTTTGGATAAAATCTTTTTCATCAAAACCCTCTACTTCATTTTTAAGGATTTCAATCTGTTTTTTTGCAAGCTCTAAACGATTGCTTTCGTCTTTAATGCCGATAAGTATTTCAATGATTCCATCAATCATCTCCTTATCGCTATCGCTCTCGTATTCTTTTTTTCTTCTATCTCCCCAAGGGACATCAGCAGTATCTACTGAAGCTTTGACTGTACCCTTGCGAATAGATTCTGCTTTCTTAATGGCCCAATTGACTCCACTTGTTCCTCCCCATCCGAGCCAAGCGACATATCCCCTGTCTTTCCAAGGGGTGTCTTTGTACTTAGGGTCAATCTCTGCGTTCTTTCTGTGGCGATTAAACGCAGCCATTCGGGCGATAGTATCATAGGATAGCTTTCTTCTTGATGCCAATTGACGTGCACGAGTCCAACCTACAGAGGTCATACCCTTTACCTCATCTCCATACTTCTCCTTCCAAGCCAATACTTTTTTGGCATTGTTGGTAGCGGATTGTGGGTAGTCATTGTATGTTGCCATCAGTTTAATTTACAATTATTTGAGTAATCCTTTAATTGTCAAGTAAGCATAATTCTCAAAAACCTCTCCCTCAGCAGATTTAACAACGATAGAATTTTGGTTTATCGTTGTAGCGTTAAATTCCTTCAGCATAAAGTCTAAAGTAGAAAGCTGAGATGTAGGAACAACCATATCAAATTCAATGCTAGGGCTGTTGCTGTGTTTTATCTTTTCATCTTCTATGTAGAAGTCGTAGTACTCTGTTGTGTTACCATCCTCATCTTCAGCAAGTAGATTCCATCCTTGGTTGTTTACGTGTCTTAACACTCCGTTAAAGACGTGCTCTGCCCAAAACTGATAGATACGCTGTGTCTTAGTGTATAGGTTTGGTCGTTGGAACTTACTTACTGCCAAAGGTCTCTTTAAAAGAGTTATGTATTTAGGTCTATCGACATATGCAAATCTCAACCCTAGTTCTGTATAAGGAGTAAATAGGTTTGGAGTAAATGATATCTCCTGCTGACTAACCACCCCGTTAACATAGTTTTGATTTATAGGTGCATCTGTCTTATCACCACATACCGAACGGTAATATATGGTGCTCTTGAATTTAATCTCTAAATCAGATACACCGTCATTATTCAACGATTGTGTAGTAGAGCCAATAGTTATCTTATCTCCATCTTCATCGTCATAATACAATCCATAGTCTTCATTTGATAGCGATAGGTTTTTAATCTTATCACCACCTACAAAAACCTTAACAGACTTTAGGTCATCAACATATTGATTAATGTCCTCACTACCTGAGCGTACTATGCTTAACGGGTCTATACGCAATACGTTTATAGAATTGAGCGTGTCATACTCATAAAATATACCACAATTAAAACGCTTACATAGACCTAGTAATATATCGTAAACACTTGTCTCACAGGTGTTTTGTAGAGACGTTCTTAAATTATATTGGTCGCTAGTGAAGTATGGATTAAAGTTTTTATTTGCTGTAATATCCAAACTGAATTGACCATAATCTACTGTTCTAGTAATAAGCTTTCTTAGCGATGATATACTTACATCTTGAGTGGTTAGTGTATCTGCGTGATAACAGGTAGAGCTGTCTTTACTAACATTTGTTGTGTAAGATACTCTAAGTTGACCGTCCAACGGCTCAAGGAAATAGTTTACTCCATATCTACTTTCACCGTTGATGGTAATCTCATTGTCTTCAGGCAAGTATTGATTTGCTAATCCCAATGCCGATAAGTCCCATTCTAGCATATCTGTATATCCTATTTGTAATGGGTCATCTAAGATTACATATTGAGCTGTGTTTATATCTGTAAAAAACTGATGCGGGTCGCTTGAGGAGTGTGATACCTTCTCTGAGTTTCCTGCAATTGCTCTAGCATCTGAGGCTCTAAGAGATATATCAGCTCCGTTAAAATCTTGTAGTCGAAGTTTCTTTACCATCACTCCGTCTTCATAGATTCCAATGAACAAACCGAAGTTCATAGTAGACTCAACAACATTTATGTTCTGAGTCATATTGTCTTCATTTACCAATGGAATCTCAAGTTGTATTGACCTTACATTGGCGAAGTTATTTCCCGACCTCCAACTAATGGCTGCGTGGAAAGACATATGTGGGGCGAAGTAACCTCTTTCGTAACCGAATACCTCGTTCTCAGGATATGCAGCATCTCTGATGTCTACACCATATATAGATGAGAAAGATTGTTCACCACCTTCGGCATCAGGTCCATAGTTACCAAAGGTCTCATTGCCTTCAAACCAATTGGTGACAAAATCTTTTTCTACAGTAGGGTCTGAGGTTTTAAACTTAGTGTACATCTCCTCATTTGTACCTGTCCAAAATGGTGCTTGGTTTAAGTCAAACGTCCTTGTGTTGATATCTACCTCAGCCTCAAGCTTAGCAGGAACCATAAAGTTTAACTTCTCTGCTTCAAAGTCGGGGATATGCTCAGTAAGGTTTTGAGCAAACAACGAACTGTCTACTCTAGTATTAAAACCTTGTGCACTAAGATAAATACCTATGTGCTCTAAAAACTCTTTAACATTAAACACAGGAACAATACCTGCTCTATCTAGACCTAC